ACAAGCTGACTGTTTTCTACTTTGTACCCGTAAGGGCTACGACCGCCGCTATAACCTCCAGCTTTCGCTTTGATTCTACGACCGCTGCTTGTTCTCATCGCAATATTACGCCGTTCCTGCTCTGCCACGAAAAGCATGATGGAGCGATAGATGCCGCTCAGACCGTTGTCATCATCAAATTGTTCGCAGACACTCAGGAGCTTGATGTTCTTCTTTTCGAGGGTATAGAGGTAGTAGAAGTAGAGCTTGATGTCTCTCGCCATACGGTCGGACTTTGCAACGATGACCGCTTCATAGGGAGGATTGGTTACATCAGTTCCGTAGAGAATCTTGTCAAGCTCAGGGCGATTGTCTTTGACACCGCTCACAGCCTTGTCGATAAACCATTCCACGATATTGTACCCATTCTCGTTGGCGTAGAGGAGAATGGATTGTTTCTGAGAGTCAATGCCGAACTTATCGTCTCCGACCTGTCCTTCGGTGCTGACTCGAATATATCCAACTGCGTTTTTGAAGTTCATGGTATCTTCCTCCTGTTCGCATTTATTATATCACAAGTTTATGCGAATGTCAATAGGTTTTTGCGAATTGCCTTTTTATTTTTTGCGAGTGGTTACGACCCTCACCCGCCCCGAAAGCCCCGCCCGGTTTCCCCCTCCGGGGGTATGCCGCCCCGGAACGCCTGAGCAGCGAGCAACGCCGAGCCGAACGGCGGGAAAATGCAGCTTGAAACGCTGAACAGCTGACAATCGCAGAAAATCTTGAAAAACTTTCGCAGAAACTCTTGACAAGTAAACGCGAATGTGCTATAATGATACCGTAAACAAAAGAGAGCGCACCCGGAAGCCCTGAGAAAGCAAGACCGGGAACGCTCACACAAACCAACCCACGCCGGGCGGCTGCTCCTCCATTATAGCACAAACCCGGCACAATTACAAGGAGGAAAAACAATGTCTTATAATTTCAAAATCGGAGAACTGAAAGAGAACGCCCACTATACTGTTTCCACTATTGACAAGTGGGACGGAAGCACCAAGACCGAGGAAATGACCGGGGCGAGCTTGAAGAGCTTTACAAACGGTTGCGCCCATCTCTACGACATCTACGCCGAAGAAATCACCGAAGAAGCACTTACAGAGGAGAACGCCGAGCAGCACCCGAACATCAGAAAGGCGATAGCAGACCACGAAGCCGAAACCCTCGACAAGTTCAACCGAGAGGTTGAAACCAAGACCGCCGCCGACATCCTCGCAAGCTGGTATTTGAAGCGGTACACCACCCCGAAAACCCTTGAAGCCATCAAGAACACCGCACCCGAAGAGAAGCCCGCCGCCGACATCCTCGCCAAGATGAAAGCGAAGAAGGCAAGAGAGGAAGCCAAGAACACGGCGCAACGCCTTGAAGCTCTCGCCCTCGCTGAGTCCTGCAAGCTGCCCGAATGGGTCAATATTTCAGTTGAGTTTACCCGCTCCCGCACATGGGGAAGCATCCCACACGCCACCATCACGGCAGAGCAGCGGCGCACCTTCGGAACGGCGAGCGGCTGCGGCTATGATAAGGAATCGGCGGCGATTGCTTCCGCTATGAATCAAAATCCCGAAGTTATGCGGATTCTGTACGACCACGCCGAGAGCGGCGAGGGTTTCCCGTATTCCGTCCATACTTTCGCCGGGCTGCCGTCCTTTGATGGTGGTTGTGGGGTCTCCTGCTTCCGCTCTGTGTTCGAGGCTTGCGGCTATGAGTGGCGGCAGGTCGGCAACGGTAAGACCTTCAACGCCTACGCAATCACCCGCAAATAACAACGAGAGACACCGAGCCGGGGCAGTTCGTCCCGGCTCATTTCGTAGGAGGTGAAACAATGCCGAAGGAATGGAAAACGCCCGGAGGAACGGCGGCGGCGGTCTGTCTCGATATGCTCGAACAGCCGCATTTACTCATTGCAGGAAGTACGGGAAGCGGTAAAAGCGTACTTTTGAACACGCTCATTTACACCGCACTTTATAAAGCCCCGCATCGCTGCCGCTTTATCCTGATTGACCCGAAACGGGTTGAGCTTATCGACTATAAAGAACTACCGCACACGCTCATATATGCGAGCGAGCCGCCCGACATCGCCGCCGCTTTGGTGCACGCTGTCGAGGTCATGGAAGAGCGATACAAACGAATGCAAGCCGCCCGGCAGAAGAAAAGCACCGAGCCGGACATATTTGTTATTGTGGACGAGTTCGCCGACCTCATGACCACACAGAAGCGGGAAACCATGCCGCAAATAATACGCCTTGCACAACTCGGAAGAGCCGCAAACCTGCATTTGATTCTTGCAACCCAACGACCGACACAGGACATTATAAACGGTCAAATCAAAGTCAATCTTGATTCACGGGTTGCGCTACGGTGTCCGACCGCTCAGGACTCCCGAAACATCATCAACACCAAAGGAGCGGAAACGCTGCCCCGCTACGGTTTCGGGTACTACCTCACGCCGAAGGGCTGCGAGCTTATCAAGATACCCATGACACCGCCCGAAGCCATAGCCGAGCGGGTGCAATGGTGGGAAGCTCAGAAGCCGCACAAATCCATATTTGACCGCATAGCCGCCCGGAGATAACGCCGGGCGGCTTTCCTTATGCCCTCACAAAAGCCCACAGAACGCCCGCAGAGCCACGCAAGGCGGCGGAGGTATAGAGATACCACCCGACACGCAAACGCCCCACAGAGAGCCACAGAGGGCGCACAGAGCCACGCCCAAAAAACGACCGAGAGACCCACCCGGAGCAGCACCGCCGCCCGAATGGGTCTCTTTTCGTTCACTTTTCGTTTTGTTTCGGTGGGAGTTAGCCGGAGCAAACTTTGCCGAGCCGATTTTCAACCTTCTGAAAAATCCTTTCTGCGGCTTTTCGGAAAATGAAAAAGTTTATTTCCTCAGCCGTTTTCCTCGCCGTCATCGGGTGGAAGCTCGTCAACCACCACGGAATCAAGATAACGCTGTCGCACTTCTTCCGGGTCTCTTGCTTCGCCGAGAGGGTTGTTCGGCGTAACAATGATGTCTTGCTTGTCGGCATAGCCGAAGTGATTCTTTCCGAGAAAGATTCCAACGACCGGGTTAATCTTGCCATCGACCATCCAATCTTCCCACATTTCTTCGAGAATTGCCCTCGCTTTTTTAATAATGGGAGAGTGCGTGTTCTCTCTATACTCACCGACCTGCCAAGTATAGAATGTCCTTCTATCAATACCAAGTGCGTTACACATCCCGGAAACAGTCGGCTTGATGTCATCTTCCACGCAATGATTGAAGTACCAAATGATACGCTCTTCGACCTGTTTCTCATCGGATATATCAATCTCGGGCAAATCCCAACTCGCAAGGGCGTGTCGTAAATAGCGACCCCTATCCCCCGGTAAAAGATTTTCATTTCCGTTCCAAGAAAGGTCTTTCCTCTCGTTGCCGCCTGAGCCTTTCGGTCTCCCTCTTTTTGCTACCTGCTGACCGATGTCAGTCAATTCTTTGTCTTTCATCTCATATGCTCCTTTCTGCCTGTCGGGTAGAGTGGGTAGAGGAAAATCGGCTTTTTCAGTAAAGTCCTCTATATAGTACTCTCTATAAGACACTTTATAGAAAAAAGCTAATTTACTCTACCCGCTCTACCCAAAACGCTCGCTAAACAGGCTTTGTGAATAATTTATGAACAAGTTTTCAGAGAAACACCGTCAAAAACAGTGTACCCATGCGATACCTTCTTGCCGTTGTGCCATTCCGGGTGTTGTTCGAGTCCGGCGTTGAACTTTTTTGATGTGCAGACATAATACCCATTGCTCTTACACCAAATCTTATAGGCATCGAACAGGCTCTTTGCCCTCGTGCTTGCATCCTCATTTTTCTCGCAACGCTCTTCGAGAAACTGCAACACAAGGTCGTTGTCACGCTCGTACTGCTTGATGACTTCCTTCATCTTCTCGGACATTTTCAGCCCAAAACGCTTATAACGAAAGTAACCAATCACGAGCCAAGTGAAGATACCCTTCATTGCTTCGGGCGTTCTGAAAGCATCTTTCAAGCTCTCGTCCCGTTCCTCCTCGGTAAAGTGCCTGTTGAACTCAATAACCCTCACACGGTCGGATGCAAACAGGGATTTATCCTGCACACTCGGAAGGTCATTGCAGGACAACCACATTGTGAACTGCGGGAGGAAGGTCATCATGCTCTCATACAGATTTCGAGCGGTTATCTCCTCGCCGCCCGTGAGCTGCTTGATAACTTCTTCATCGAGTTTGCCGTACTGATTGCTTTCTGCCATTGTCACAAACCGCTTCCCTTTAAGGGCGGCGATTGTGGGGGAAGCTGCTTCTGCGTTCTTTGCCCGGTCGGTCTTGCAGATAATCGACACGGGGGAGACGGAAGCATAATCTCCGAGCAGGTGGTGAATCGTTCCGAGCAGTGTTGACTTACCGTTACGGGTCGTTTTACCGTGAAGGATAAACATACACTCTTCTTTGGAAGTACCGAGCATGGAGTAGCCTAACGCCCGTTGCAGGTAGTCGGCTTTCTCTTTGTCGTTACTCGTAACCTCACGAATGAACTCTTCCCAACGCTCACAACGGATGTCATCCTGCATGGTGTATTCAAAATTGGTCTGCATCGTGAGATAATCACGCCAATCATGTTCCCGGAAGCTCATGGTCTCCAAGTCGTATGTACCGTTGAGACAGTTGATGAGGTTAGGGTTAGCATCGAACTGAGATGCTGAGATGGGGTAGACGGAAGCGGCATCCTTCATCAGCCTGTCACGGAAACGCCTATCCCCCATCTTGTTTACGAACGCAAAGTAGCTCTTGCGCTTTTCCTCATCGGTAATTTCTCCGCAGTATAAGACCATCAGACGAGTGAACTCCTTGATTTTCTCAGCCACAAGCAGAGAGCCGACATCCTTACGCCATGCGCCGTTGTCGTAGGTGTACCATGACTTTGCTTCCGGGCAGTACCGAGTGTCGTTTTTGTAGCACTCCGAAAAGAGTTCCGCCATGCCGCTTTCGTCCCACGAATACCCGCTGTTGTCGAGCTGTCGGGATTCCGGGTGAGCGTTCATGATGTAGAACATCTTTCTCGAAAGCTCTTCGGACAGGATGAGCTGACCGCTTTTCAGTTGAAACAGTTCGGGAGTTACCTCAGTCATCATTTCTTCGCTCATTTTCATTCACCTCCTTGTACTTGACTTCAAAATAGTGCATCCAACAATCGGCTTCATCACACTTGTTGCAATGCTCCTCGCACCAAACACAGTTCTCTTCGGAGTTGTGTAACTCCTCCTCACATGGGGAGAAGTTACACGGAAAGCCGAAGAGTTCTGCGAGCAGTTTTGCTATAAACTCCTCGTTCATTCTTACCTCCTGTACTTCGTAACGCTGTTCGTGATGGTCTGAATCTCACTCGTAGGAAGTGGAGGAGAACAAGCGACCTGATTTGCGTGTAGAAGCTCCTGATAGATTTCTTTTTTCGAGTAGCCCTGATTGTGAAGCTGCCCGGCGAGAGAGGTGAGAGACAGGTTTCTCATCCCTCTCGGTATGGGCGGGTACTTCGGTCTGAGGGAGATTTTCCCGTTCTCAGGCTTCTCGTACAATGGGGAATAGATACGCTGAGAGCTGCCGGAGTTGTCATTTTTCTTTACGGTTTCCGGGAAGTACTTGCTGACAACATAATCAATCGCTTCCTGATTTTCTATCATCGTCTCATAGATGAGTTTTTCGCCCGTAACGATGAAGTATCGGCTGCTTTTGTAAATCTCCACCCCGTTACCGTTATTCTTGCCCTTGAAGGGTAAATCCCCTTTGAGCAGGATGTGAACTCCTCTACCACTTCTCGACTTTTCGGTGTATGACCGACAAGCTCGCATGATGTCGATGCTCGTTTCAGACAAAAAGCCGTCCTCATCGAAACCGCAGTCGATGTCGATACCTACAATTCCATTGTTGTTGAAAACAAACCCGATATGGTCGTAGATACCATCGCTGACGGCTTTCTGCGCCGTCTCAAAATCGCACCAAGTTTCCGGGTTGACGGACGATGCACCTTTGCGTTCGTTGGCTTTCATCGGTATCTTCGAGCCATTCCACACACAGACCCATTGAGGGAGAGCGGTAATGTCGGGTGGGAGATTAGCGTATCTCACAGAGAGTTATCCCTGTTCGAGCGCATCTCCCGGCTCAACCTCCGGGGATGCGGCGGTTTTCTTTTTCTTCTTTGAGTATGTACCCTCGAAGAAGTACTTGCCGTCAACACAAATGGGATAACCCTCAAACTGTTTGCTCTCGGTTACTTCGCCCTTTTCGATAAGAGCGTTAGCGGCGTTGATACCCATTTCATTTTGTACGAAGTCTTTCCCCGCAACCATAATGAAATGGACTTTACCTTTGTTGTTTTTCAGTCTCATCGTTGACCTCCTTGTTCCATTCTTCGACATCCACGCCGATGTCTTTTAACTTTCTCTGACAGAGCCATGCGCCATCATCGGGCATTTGGTAATACTCAATGAGGGCTTTATGCTCCTGCTGAAATGCTTCCCAAAACCGCCTGAGCCGCTTCTTACCGAAACCAAGATGAACATGAAGGGTATACAAGACCATCGCATCAATATCGTTTGTGTACTTTCGGTCGGCTTCAACGATTTGACGGTTGATTTCGATGTTCATAGCAAGCCGCTCTTTGGCGGTAAGGTCTGCGCCGAAAACCTTACCCTTATACTGTTTTACTCTCATTTCTGCTTCCTCCTGAACAGGTTACGGACGAAGTAGCGGATGATGTACCAACATTGTTCGAGATAGCCGACCCTTCGGTAACTCATCTCAAACCTCGATGTCATCGAAGATGACGGGAATGAGGGATTTGAGTTCGTTGAGCAGAGGGATAGCAACCTCTCGAATTTGCGGATGAGCTGCCGGAGAAGTTCTCAGTTTCAGAAAATGTCTCCACTCTCTGAGGTCGGCGGTCATCACGATTTCGGTTTTTAGACTGTTCGGGAGGACGGCTCTCGCTTCCTGCGGAGAGCAACCAAAGTCGAGCAGGTCGAAGTAGGCGGTCTCAGCATTCTTGCAGGAGCGTTCCCAAATGTGATAGCCCGCTGCGCTCTTGTCGAGGAAGGACGGCTCAATAACGGTAATTTCGCTCTGAAAATCGTCCTTCGAGTAATTGCAGTACCGGGTAGACTCCTGACAGTAGGAAGCGAGTCGATGACGGACAATTTCGTGAGAAACGCCCCTGTCGCATACGAACTTTACTGAGAGAGAGGAGTGTTCGAGAACAGCTTCATGTCCTCGCTTGACGATGTTCCTCACGAACGAGAGGTAACTATCATCGGTGATTTTGTGTTCGCTCTTATAGCAGATACGACCACAACTTTCAATGTGTTTGAGCATCTGTACCCCGTCAATCGGGGTAAGAATCTCGTGATACGGTTTAATGATTTTCATATCAAAGCCCCTTTATATGAGCCGCAATCATGTCGGCTTGATGAGTCCACAGAACATTCGGATAGCGATGAATCGCTCTCGTGTAGTCCTGCCATTCTTCCTTGTCGGTGAACGCTCCCATGTGATAGCGGATGCACATGACCTCTTCCTCTGTCAGTTGGAGCAGTGACGCACAACGCATGACCGATTTATCTCCGTGACCTTTGAGGAGAGTGTCGGTGTTGTACTCCCATGCCTGTTCATCATAGACGGGACAGCACTTATCGCCATCAACGATTCTTCCCGTGACAGGATGACGGTATTGGTCGATTTTGCAGAGGTCGTGAAACATTCCGACAACCCACGGAGAGCGATTGCATTGCCAAATGAGACCGTTCTTTTCGGTGAGGTCAACGAGAGCTTCGGTAACTGCGAAAGAATGGTCGAAGAGACCGCCTTTGTAGTTGCCATGATATTTCGTAGATGCAGGTGCATCAAAGAAACCCCACTCTTCGAGCTTTTCCGGGATTTCCGGGTCATCGAGACACTGCATCATGGATTTGAAAATCTCAATTCTGTTGGCTCGTTCCATCTTCGTACTCCTTTCTGTGAATACTCTTTTCACTCGAAAACCCATCCGGGTATCTCTCACGGAGCTTTGTCTTGTTCATCTCAAAAACATCATCAAGCTCCATACCGATAGCGGCGGCTGCGATTGCCAAATACCAAGCACAATCACCAAGCTCCTCAGCAATATGCTTTGTGTCGAGTTCGTGACCCTGAAAGGTAGCTTTCTTTACAATGTCAGCGACTTCACCCGCTTCGCCACACAAGCCGAGTACACCGTTGATGAGCATACCATGATGCTCATAGTTCATACCGCTTGCCGTTCTCAGAGCTTCCTTCTGATATTCATTTCCCGTCATTGTTCGCAACCTCCATTTCCAACACAGTCATGATTGCATAGTTGGCAAGGTCAATCAAAGTGTCCCGGATGGACTCGTCATTGACTTTCTGCTCACCGCCACGGGAGAGGGTTTTGAAGCGACTGAGCTTGTCTCCCAAACGGATACGAGCCATTGCCATTCCTTCTTCGGTGAAAGTTTGATGGAAACTATCGCCGTAGTCATGATTTTTGCGCTCGTAGAGCTTATTGATTTCCTCACAGATACGAGCGTGATGCTCGACTTTACTTGTACTCATTTGCATGATTCCTCCTATTTCCAATGCCATAATACCTCACTTCCTACCGCAAGTATCGTTCTGAATTGCTCGTACTTTGCCGATGAAGTCTCGCAAGGAGCGAGGGCGGTAACT